AATGGGTTGCCGCATCTCTTCAAGCAGATGGCTTGAAGCTGACTTCAGACCCGCCCGGCAGGGGAGCGCTCAGTTTAGCGCAACAAGTCGAAAACTTCAATAGGCGTGGCAAAGAAGCCGCCCAAGACAGCGCACAAGAAAACTTCGTGATCCGCTACTTGCGAGGGTCCGCGCGTTTGTTGCATTGCCAGCCGCCTTTACCGATGGCTGGCGATCCCGTGGCCTGTTGGCTGCGTGGACTTGGAGCAATGGTATGAGCAACAGCTTCACCAAGAAGAAGATCGATCTCGAAATTACGCTCAAGGAGGGCACCTTCGGGGAAACCGGCACCAGCACCGTGCGCCTGTCCGGGCTGCGCGTGAGCGCGGACGTGGACAAGAGCGGGCTGGTTCATATGGGCACCGCGTCGATCCGCGTGTGGGGCTTGAAGCAGTCGATGATGAACCAGCTTTCTACTCTGGGAACGCTCCAAGGCACGCAGACGCGCAGCTCGGTCATCGTCTATGCGGGCGATGAAAACGGCATGAGCGTGGTGTTTACTGGCAACGTCAACCGGGCGTGGGCCGAATACCAGAGTGCGCCTGATGTGCCATTTTCGATCCTGGCGCAATCAGGGCTGCTGCCCAACATCCAGGCTGCACCAGCAAGCAGCTACAAGGGACCAACGAACGTGGCCACCATCATGGCGGAGCTTGCGCGAAAAATGGGCTTCAAGTTCGAGAACAACGGCGTGAAATTGATGCTCAACAACCCGAACTTGCCCGGCACTTACCGCACCCAGGCCGAAGCCGCCGCAAGGGCGGCGCGCATCAACTGGACGATCGATGACGGCGTTTTGGCGATCTGGTATCCGGGCAAAGCGCGCAAGGAAGACGCCGTGCCCACCATTTCGCCGCAGACTGGGTTGATTGGCTATCCGGCATTCGAGCAGCAAGGCGTTGTGCTGCGCTGTCTGTACAACCCGGCCATCAAATTTGGCGGACAGATCAAGGTCGAAAGCTCGCTGCCACCAGCCAACGGAACATGGAACATCACAGGTCTGGCGCACAACCTGGAAAGCGAAACGCCGGGCGGACAGTGGTTCAGCACCATTCAAACGCAGGGGCAATATGCCAGGCAACAATGACGAAGGCTTTGTCGGCCAACTCAGGGCCGAACAAGCCAGCAATGGCTACGACGCGCTGATTTTTACCATCCAGCAGATTCTCAACCGCGTCCAAACCGCCACGCTGGTCAAGGTACTCACCTGCACCAACAAAGGCGAGCTTGCGCCCGTGGGCCGGGTGGACGTGCAGCCGCTGGTCAACCAGTTGGACGGCGCGCTCAACGCCGTGCCGCATGCCACGATTTTTGATGTGCCGTATTTCCGGCTGCAAGGCGGCACGGACGCGGTGATCCTTGACCCCAAGCCGGGCGACATCGGCATTGCCGTGTTCGCCAGCCGCGATATTTCGGCGGTCAAAAGCAGCAAGCAGCAGAGCAACCCCGGATCGGGCCGCACGCACGACATGGCCGATGCGCTGTACATCGGCGGCGTGCTCAACGGCAAGCCGGAGCAGTTCGTGCGGTTTTCGGCGGATGGCATCGAGGTGCTCTCGCCCAAAAAAATCAGGCTGGCCGCGCCGCAGGTCGTGATCGACGCCAGCGCGTCGATGACGATCAACACACCCTCATTCGACCTCAACAGGGCTTGATGACCCATGCCAGGCATTTCACGCATCAATCAGGACAGCGCCGGCGGCATCATCATCGGCGCGCGGCAGGATTTCGCCCGTGTCGAGGGCACGCTGTGGGCGGTGCTGGGCGACCCGGTGGCCGGCCACGGCCCACCGCCGCATGATGCGCCGGTGATGGCCGAGGGCAGTCCCTTCGTGCGCATTAACGGCATCCCCGTTTGCTGCGCCGGCCATCTGGCAACCTGCGGCCACCCGGCGACGGGCAGCGGCGCGATGAGGATCAGCGAATGAACACGCTGCTATTAGACCGCACCCGCTGGGATTTGGTGGCAGATGCCAATGGAGACATCGCCATGGCCGCCAATCCCTACGCCATTGCGCAAGACGTGGCCTCGGCGGTAAAGCTATTTCGCGGCGAGCTGTTTTACGACACCACGCAGGGCGTCCCATACTGGGAGCAAATCCTTGGTCAGCGCCCGCCGATGGCACTGGTCAAGCAGGCCATCGTCCGCGCCGCGCTGACGGTGCCCGAGGTGGTGCAGGCGCGCTGCCTCATCGCCTCCTTCGTGGGCCGCGTGCTCACCGGCCAGGTGCAGGTGATCGACACCACCGGCGCAAGCCACAACGTCACTTTTTAATCATGCCCATTGCCACCAACGTACCGGCCCTGAACTTCGGGCCGGGGGGGGTCGTTGCGCCCTCCGAATCGCAGATCCTCAACGGCGTGCTCACCGACATGAATGCCGCCTTTGGCGGCTTCCTGAACATCGAGAACCTGTTTACCCCGCAGGGCCAGCTCGCATCGAGCCTGACGGCCATCATCGGCGACAAGAACAGCACGGTAATGCGCTACGTGTCGCAAGTTGACCCGCTGTACGCCACGGGCCGGATGCAGGACGCCATCGGGCGCATCTATTTTCTCGACCGCAAGCCAGCGCAGCCAACTGTGGTCACCGTCACCTGCATTGGTCTGGTTGGCGTAAACATCCCGCTGGGCGCGCTGGTGGCCGACGGCGCTGGCAACATCTACGCCTGCACCGCGGCGGGAACGATCCCGCCCGCAGGCAGCATCGACCTGCAATTTGCCAACCAGCAGACTGGCCCCATCCAGTGCCCGGCGGGCGCCATCACCAGCATTTACCAGTCGATTGCCGGCTGGGATCAGGCATTCAACGCACAGGATGGCACGCTGGGCAGCGACGTCGAAAGCCAGGCCGAGTTTGAATTTCGGCGTAAAAACTCGGTAGCGGTCAACGCCATCGGCTCGCTGCCGTCGATCTACGCCAACGTATTCTCCGTGCCCGACGTGCTGGATGTGTACTGCACAGAAAACACCACCAGCGCGCCGCTGGCCGCTGGCGCTACCGCTTACATACTCGCGCCGCATTCGATTTACGTTGCGGTGGTCGGTGGCGATCCGCAAGCCATTGCCGAAGCGATCTGGCGCAAAAAAAACGTTGGGGCCGATTACAACGGCAACACCACCGTGCAGGTGCAGGACACATCGTATGACCCGCCGTACCCGGTCGACAACGTCAAATTCAATATCCCAAGCGCCGTGCCGGTGCGCTTTTCGGTGCAGATTGCCGCAAATCTGGCGCTGCCCGCCAACGTCGCACAACTGATTCAGCAGGCCATCATCAACGCCTTTGCCGGTGGCGACGGCGGCCCGCGCGTGCGCATTGGCTCGCAAATTTTCGCCAGCCGCTTTTGCGCGCCCATCAAGGCGGCCGATCCCAATGTCGAGGTGGTTTCCGTGCTCATCGGCACGGCGGCGCCAACGCTCAACGTGCTGACCATGGGCATAGACCAGTCGCCCACCGTCTCGGCGGCGGACATTACCGTCAATCTGGTGTGACCATGAGCGGCGAACCGGCAAACATCCCCTACGTCGCGGGCTACGGCATCAGCACGGGCGGCTGGAGCATGCCCTCGCGCGCGTGCTGGGGCGGCCCGGCGGCGGCCCTCTCCGATGACGGCGGCTCCCGCTTCATAGAGAGCGTCATCAGCCAGTACGCCAACAGTCCCACGCTCGTACAACTGGTGCGCAACATGGATGCGTACATAAATCCGCGCGCCGACATGGATGCGTTCTACAGCATGGTGTGGAACGTGGACACCGCGCAGGGCTTCGGGCTGGACGTTTGGGGCCGCATCGTCGGCGTCTCGCGCAATCTCCAGTATTTCGGCGGCAAGGGCTTGTATTTCGGCTTCCGGCAGGGCATGGGCCAGCCGTTCAACCAGGCGCCCTTTCGCTACGGCTACACGGATTTCATCAACAACGTCACGCTCGCCGATGAAGACTACCGCATGCTCATCATGCTCAAGGCGATGGCGAATATCTCGTCCTGCGCCGCGCCCGCCCTGAACCAGTTGCTGCGCAACCTGTTTGGCGCGCGTGGCCGCTGCTACGTGCAAGACACCGGCGGCATGACCATGCACTACGTCTTCGAGTTCGAACTCACCGAGACGGAGCAGGCCATCTTCTCCAACTCTGGCGTTTTTCCACGCCCGGCGGCCGTTGGCACGCAGGCCGTAAACGTTATCCCGGCTGATGTTTTCGGCTTCGCCGGTTCCGGCTTGCAGCCGTTTGGCAGCGGCACATTTTTCTCCACCTCCAATCAGATTTACCATGTTGCATAGCACCCCACCCACCAAGATACTGGTTCCGTTCGCCAACGGCGGCATCAAGAACACCATCCCGGTCGCCTCTCAAATTGGCTCCAATCCGGGCGCGGCATCGTTTTCTGACGGCTTTCCGCTGCTGACGATGACGCCGCTGGCCTCCGGCGGCATCCCGCCCGACGGCGCCGATTTCAATGGCATCTTCAACGCCATCACGGCCATCCAGCAATGGCAATCCGCTGGTGGATTGTTTCCCTATGACGCGACCCTGTCGGCGCAGATCGGCGGCTATCCCAAAGGGGCCATGCTCGCCAAGGCCGATGGTTCCGGTTACTGGATCAGCACGGTGGAAAACAACACCAGCAACCCGGACGCTGGCGGCGCCAACTGGATCGACAACAACACCTCTCCCACACTGCCAATCACGAATAGCAGCGACGCGAATGCCACCACCGCATTCGTTGCGAACTACGTTGCCGCGCATGGCGGCGGTGGCGGCGGCCCGGCCCCCGGCAGCTTTGCGCCGCTGACAAACCCCACTGGCGGCCAAAACAACTACGCGCCGCTCGCCAGCCCGGCGTTCTCTGGCAACCCGACATCGGCCACTACACCGGCAGTCACCGCAGCCGGCAACAGCAGCCTGGCTACCACTAAATATATTTCCGACGCTTTTGCGACAGTAATCAGCACCAGCGATTCGCCCTCGCCACTGCCTGGAAAATTGACATCGGCAAATGATGTGGGCGGCAACGCATACAACGGATGGCAAATGCTGCCAAACAGATTGATTATCCAGTGGGGATGGAAAAAACTGGGAGTTAACCCAACGAACTATTCCGTATATTACGGTATAGCCTTCCCCAATGTAACCCTCAGCGTCGTTGCAGTATCACTCGTATCTCCAGCCATAATGTATGTCACCAGCGGGGTAAACAACAGTTATTTCCAGATTGGGGCGACTGCGCCAAATGGTAATGCACCGGGCGATGTGGCTATTTCTTGGATCGCTTTGGGATATTAGGAGTAAAAATCATGAGATTCAGCAAATCAGCCGGGACATTTTTCCCGGAAGAACTCGACTACCAGAGTTTGCCGGACGATCTGATCACGGTCTCGGAGGTCGAGTATCGGGCCGCAATGAGCCGCCATCATCTGGCAACCCTTGACGTTGTGAACGGCCGGCTGGTCGTCTGTGCGCCATCGTCCGATGCACTGCTTGAGCAAGAACGCAGCGTCCAGTCCAGCAAGATCAGCCAAGCGTGCCGCACGGCCATCACCGGCGGCTTTCAGTCTAGCGCGCTGGGCGCCGAGCACACCTATCCCTACACGCCCACCGACCAGGCCAACCTGACGGCGGCGGCCATCGCGGCGCTGTCTGCCAGTCATGATAGTGATTGGAGCGCCGGCCTGTGGTGTGCCAATGCCGCGGGCGACTGGGTCTTCGCCCGCCACACCGCCGCGCAGGTGCGGCAAGTTCAGGACGACGGCGTGACCACCACGCAGGAGCGCCAAGAGCGCCACCGGCACCTGCAAGAAAAAATCGCCAAAGCCCAAACAGCAAAGGCCGTGCAAGCCATCGCCTGGGACTGATTGCCGCACGCCACTCCCTTCTTCCACAAACCGCCCGAAGGCGGTTTTTTATTGGGTAAACCATGGACAGAAAAATTGTCTACCACGGCGCCATCCCGCTTGAAACCGATGTGCTGGGAACCAACCGCTACGCCATGACTGGATTGGGCGCGCTCGCCGCCGCGCTGCTCGGCACCGGCACGCAGGTGGGTGGCCTGGCCTGCGCGCCTACTGTGCCCGCGTCGCTGGCCGTGAACGTTGAGCCGGGCGAAATCTATAGCTTGCAAAACATTGACGACGCGCCATACAGCTCGCTGCCAGCCGACACCACGCGCAAAATCCTCAAGCAGGGCTTATCCGCCGCACTGGCGCTGCAATGCCCAGCGCCGGTCACGCCGGGGCAGGGCATCAGCTATCTGGTGCAGGCGGGCTACAAAGAGGTGGACGGCGGCGCTACCGTGCTGGCGTACTACAACCCCAACAACCCAGCGCAATCGCTGGCTGGCCCCGGCGGCAGCGGCATGCCGCAAAACACCGTGCGCGCCGGCGTGTGCGACGTGTGCATCAAGGCCGGCACGCCAGCAGCCATCGGCACGCAGCAGCCACCGCTGGCCGACGCCGGCTATGTCGGGCTATGGGTTGTCAATGTTGACAACGGACAGACCGCTATCACGGCCGCCAGCATCACCAAAGCGCCAGGCGCGCCGTTCATCAAATCCGGCAGCGCGCGCATCTATGTCGGCAACACCGCCCCGGATGCGCCAAGCGAGGGTGATGCGTGGTTCAACAGCGCCGACGGCTCGCTGGCCGTGTACGACGGGCAGTGGGTCATCACAAGCGGGCCGCCTGGCATTCCCGGCCCGCAAGGGCTGCAAGGGCTGCAAGGCCCGCAAGGGCTGCAAGGGCTGCAAGGCCCGCAAGGTTTGCAAGGGCCACAAGGCGCGCAAGGTGCGCCGGGCACTGGCTTGACGCTGCTGGGTACGCTGAACGATCCATCTGAACTGCCTGCCTCAGGCAACATCGGCGATGCGTATCTGATCAATGGTCACATCTGGCTGTACGACGGCGTGGGCTGGGCCGATGCCGGAACCGTGCAAGGCCCACAAGGCCCACAAGGGCCACAGGGTCAGCAGGGGCCAGCAGGGCCGACAGGGCCGCAGGGGCCGGCAGGGCAACAAGGCCCACAAGGGCTGCCGGGCGCGCCAGCAACTCCTGACCGCAAGCGCGTAGTCGTCATGGGCGACTCGCTATCAACACGGCAGCCGATGCTGGGCCAGTCATGGCCCGAATTGTGGGCCGAAATGATGGAGGGCGCGGCATCCCCTATCGATTTGATCAATATATCAGTGGGAGGCTGGACTTTTTATAAATCCGACACCGAAACCAGCCCCTACAAGAATGGCAACACAATGGTGCAGCGCGCTATTGCACTTGCGCCTGATGTTTTAATGGTCAACCTGTCCACCAACGACGCCCTTTTACAGGTCGATGGCCGCAGCCTGTCGCAGGTTCAGGCGGACGCCACGAACGTATTTAATAAATTGCGCGCTGCACTGCCAAATACTGTCATCGTCTGGGCGCGCGCTATTTTATGGGATGAGTACACAAACTTGCCCGCCGGTTCGTTCACGAATCTAAGCGTGGTTCCGTTTTATCATAATGTCTCAACAAATAGCACGTCAGCTTATTATTCATGCTATGGGGATATGACAGTCGCGGTTACGCCGGACGCTATCGCGCGCTATCAAAATTTCCAGAGTTTCCAGACGTGGCTAAAAAACCAGCAGGGGGCATTGTATAATATACAAATGCCGCTGGATATTTGGCGCGCGTGCAGGCTTGGCATGTCATCTGATGGGCTGCATGTCAATGATAGCGGGAACAGATTCTTGTCATCCTACGCGCAAAAAACCGCGCGCACGGCGGCGCAGCTAACGGCGCTATGGCCCGGCGTTCGCGTACCCGGCTCGGCTGATATAGGTCAGTGGGTTGATCCTGATACGCTCTTCACCAATCTTATGGCGCACACCTCCGGTATAGGATTCACATCCTACAATTCCGGCGCTCAATATGAATCATACGCCATTAAAAACATAATGGGCGGAGAGCTGCAAAAAATTGATTCGTGGTGGGCGGTCAGGAGCGGGGCGCGCGCTAATGCCGCAGGAGGGGCTATTAATGTCACCGGCGCAATCCCCGGAACAGCGATTTACGCGCGAAATAATGCTGATTTATCCTGGTATAACGTCGGAAATATATCCGGTGATGGTGCATTATACACATCGAATTCTACCGCCATCGCGTCATTAACAGGCTCGATATTTATCAAGGTCGGGGATGACGTTTTTGCCGCCTATTTGCCAAATACGGCGCAAACAACCATCCCATCAGTGTCCAAAACTGGTGCGTACACGCTGACGCTGGCCGACGCCGGTTGCAGCATCGACACCACGGCAACATCGGTCACGATACCGGCAGGCGCGGCGGTCAACTTCCCGGTAGGGACAACCGTGATGGTGACCAGCATGAGTTCCGCCGCGCTCACCATTTCAGCCGATGCCGGTGTGACGCTGCGGCTGGCCGGGACGGCGACAACCGGCAACCGCACGCTGGCGTCATACGGCGTGGCGACGCTGCGCAAGACGGCTTTTAATATTTGGTACGTGTCAGGAGCCGGGGTGTCATGAGCGCGATCCTGATGGCACCGTGGATGGTGCAGGGCGCGATCACCGTTTTTAACAAGACGATCGCCGCCGACGTGTCTAACTACAACCTGCGCGCTGATGCGATTGCGGCGGGATGGGATGGAGTACAGCCGCTGGCGGCAACTATCACGATCAACTCCGGGATCGTGGTTTCGGCCAATAACACATCCAATCACGCATTTGACACAGGCGCGCCGTTCCCGGCCGGTTCTGCGCTGGCGCTTATCAATAACGGTCATGTGATCGGGATGGGCGGGGATGGTGGTTCTGGCGGTGGCTCTGGTGTCGCTGGCGGCCCTGCACTGCGCGCGCAGTCAGCGTTATCTGTAACCAACAACGGCACCATTGGCGGCGGCGGCGGCGGTA